GTTTAAGGTTTTGACTTGGAACAGTCCATGAAGCGGGGATGACAGGTCACGGATTTCGTCGTTAACTGCTTCAAGCACTTGCGAGCGTGGGAAGCGTGGGCTGACGGTAATGGTTGCATCGGCTGTGTGTGATGCTGCGGTTGTTCCGTTGAAGCCGCGTTCAACTGTCATTGTTTTAGTTGCTGAGTCAGTTAACCAGATGTACATTAGTTCTGAATCAATTTCGCAAACCTGTCCAGCACGCAACCCTTCAAGTGGGTACGTGGTTACAACACTCGTTGCTGACGAGTTGATGCTGGATGCCAGTTTGTTGCGCGGTTCAACCGTTCCCGATAGCAGTTGTCGCAACGTCCTGTCTATGACAGTTGCGGCTGTGGTCATTTACTTCTTTTTCTTGTCCTTCTTCATAGGCTTAGCCATTTTCTTCTTGGCTTTCTTGGCATCAGCCATACCCTTAGCGGTGTAAGGGAATTCCATCTTTCCGACTTTTGGCATATCATTTTCCTTTCATTGGGTCCTTGGAGTTTATCACGAACTAACAGTCCCATTTCCGCAAAGCCAAAGCCTTACGTGTTGGGCGACCTTTAGAGTCTTTCATTGGACCAGGCATACCACCCATCCGCGCACAAAAAGACTTGCGGCGTGCAGCGTCTTTCGGTGACTTCTTTGCTTGTGATGCTGATACTGGTGGCTTCAAGTTCATGCCTTGCTTCTTCGCTGATGCACGACCTTTAGCGTTCAATCCGCCAGCAGGGTTCTTGCCCTCTTTGCGTTGCCATGCTGGTGTCTTAGCCACGCTTCATCTTCTTTACCGCAGCGTTATCAACAAGGTTCGGGTACGGGCGTCCTGCTTTTTTGGCACGAGCCTTGGCAGCAGCCTTCTGGGATGGCGTCAATGGGGTGGATTTCTTGTTGGGGTTTTTTGTTTCCCAAAATGCTTTCTTCTTCATTGTTTCTCCACTAGGTATCCTGCGCTTCGCAGTACATTGCGTACATTTAACACTACATCATATGGTTTCCCAGGCTTTAGGTCGATGTAGTGGTCGCCGATTGTGGCTTTGATTGCGCGATTCACCTGAACTGTGGTGATTGGTTCCAATGGCATCCAGTCTGGCGTGACACGGTTACTGGATGGTTTGACGATTTGCAGTAATTGGTTGGCGGCTGTGTCCCAGTTGAACGCTGCGACTTCTCCAGAGTTTTTGAATGCTTGCTTGCGGTACTTGTCACGGTTCTTCTGGATGGAGATGATTGCTTCGGCTAATGCCTCTGCGTCTGGTTCATCCCAGTCACCCATGTTTTGCCAGACACCCTTGGCGGTGGGGACGCTAGTGGTTGGGATGCGGTGGGTGGCTAGGTCGGAGAACTCTCGATGACCGTGAGCATCAGACAGGATGGTGGGTACGCCTGCTGAGATTGCTTGGAGTGGCATCAACCCGAACCCTTCGCCGCGGGATACGGAGATGAAGCAGTCCATTGAACGGACTAGGTCGGCTTCTTCTTCTTCGGTCATCCAATGGTCATGCACTACCACGTTCGGATGCTTCAAGTCTTTGGGTGCGAACAGGTGTGGGGGGACAATCTTGATATGTAACTCTGTGTTAGGTAGACCTAACTTATTGAATGTATCCAGTACTACATCTAGCCCTTTGCGATACCACTCTGACCCGCCACACAATATCTTGTATGTGTCGGTGCGCTCAACATCCTTTGGACACCATATGTTGCGGTTCACCCCAAGGGGGATGACATGCACGTTGTCGTGGTGTTGGGAGAATAAGTCAAAGTTGTGCAGGCTTGGCACAATAACTTTTTCGAAATGATGCAGATAGTCAGAAAACTCTGGGGGTAGCCAGTTCGTTTCCCACATGGTGAGCAGGTGTGGGGTTTGGGTTTTATGCCAGCCTTTGATTAGGTTGGGGCGGAGAGCAAAGACTACGTGTTCTGCGTCTTCGGTGAGCGTAACCTTTTGGGCTAATGCTGTCTTAAGTCCGACAACCATTTTGCCGTAGCCAACATGTTCAAGGTTGACGCCGACAAGGTTTAGATAGTTGGCAGAATCCCTGTCTCCACTTGCCATGATTCCTGTGCTTTCTTTTCTACCTCGGCAGCACCATCAATCTTCTTTGGTTGCAAACCATCAGCGCGAAGACGTTTGTATGCTGGCATATCTTTGTTCCAGTTACGTTCAGTTGTATTGACTTCCGCCACCCTAGCCCCTCGGCTGGTAGTCGTGTTGGTTCCCATTCGGACCCCTGCTACACGACAACCGAAGCATCCTTCAACATCTAGCGTCGGATGTGTTTCCCTGTGTTTCATGTGATGTATGCCCCGTATCCTGCCGCGGTTAATGCGGTTACTTCGTCTGCTGTTATCTCGTTATCGTGTCCGCCATAATACACTTTCGATACCATGCTCAGACTTGATGGCTGGTTGTCCGTAAAGGTTCCATCGGTAAGCAGGAAGATGTTGCGCCCGCGTGGTGATGCTTCGATGCGCCCACCAAGACGGTTCGCGAGACGCTGGTCTTTTGACAAATGCAAACCGCCCATGTAGTCGCTGATGATTACTGGTACAACGAAATTGTCGGTTGGTGGGTTGAATGTTGCCATCAGGTGATACTACTTCCAAAGCCTGCTGCTGTGAGTTCGGTTATTTCTGCTGCGGTCAAGAAGTTGTCATGTCCACCAAGATAAGTTCTGGTAATAAGTTCTATTCTGCGTGGGTCTGTGGTCGTGTAACTACCGTCAGTGAGCCTGTATAGGTTTTTGGCGCGGGAACCTTGTGGGGTGTGGGAGAACAGTCGGTCTGGTGATGCGTCAGAAAGTCTGACAGCGAACGGGTAGCCTTCGGTTATTGGGACTCTAAAGATGTGTGACTTGTCCCAGTTGGCTGTGGCTGTTCCATCGCCCGAACCTGTGCATGTTCTAAATAGTGCCCGTGCACCAACCGTCTGCGACGTTCCCTCTCCCGAACCCGACGATGTACGGATAGCCGTGAGAACCCTCGTCGCCTCAGACGTTCCTTCGCCTGAACCTGTGCTAGTTCTAACAACAACATGAACTGAGATTGTAGTCGCAGAACCTACGCCTGATGCTGTGCCACTTCGCACAGGAAGAATTTTGCCTACTGTTGTATCTGTACCTGCTCCGCTACCTGACGCTGTACGAGGCGCAATATGCAACCCCGTGGAATCCATCGTTCCAACACCCGAACCCGTTGCAGAACGAATAACAACAAGCAGTCCTACCGCAGTAGCACTTCCCGTACCACTACCCGTAGCAATTCTTGCGCGAAGAACATTCCCTGTCGCTGACTCTGTACCAACACCCGAACCAGTCGCAACAGCGACACCAACCCGAACACCCGTAGCAGTTTCACTACCAACACCAGAACCAGTAGCGGTTCTTAGTTTTGTCTTAAAACCTATGGCAGTTTCAGTACCAAGACCTAAACCTGTGGCTGTACGAGATTTACCCGCGCCAACATAAAACCTGTTCGTCCCTTTGAACGGTTCGGAGAACCCAACAACTGCTGTCAAAGTCATAAGGGGTTATCCCCTACCGACTAGTCGAGCGACAGCGTGAGAGAAGTGATTTGGAAAGTGTCACCAGCGGTCACGGCTGCTGATGAAGATAGTGCGCCAGTCCACAAACAGTTACCAGCGGTTGAAGCATCCCACATAGACCAATGCGAATAAGTCTCAGTAGCAGCCACGTTCGTCCACTCTAAAGTTGCAGAGGTTGCAATAGCACCAGAAGCAGCAGTAGCCCAAGCAGCAACCTTGCGAGTTGCCTCGGTAGCGGCGGCAGTAGTGCCAGCCTCACCAGCATCAGCGGTATGCAACTTGATGTATACGTTTGTTGGCATGGTCCACGCGGTCTTACCTGTGGTGTGTTCCAAAATCTTTAATTCTGCATAGTTAGAAATCGACATTATAAACCTTTCGTATCATATGACTATAGCAAAACGAAAGCCCCCCACCTCCCGTACTAGGGGAAATGAGGGGCTTTTGCTTTAACTGTTATCAGTTATTAGTTGGCGCCAATGCTTGAGGATGACTCAATGCGGCGTAGCGATGCTTCGCGGAAGCGACCATAGCCACCCAACCAGTACCAACCCAATGGCTGCAAGCGCATCAGGATGTCGGTTACGTTGCCACGGACAATCTTCGGTACTGCACCGTTTCCGTCTTGTACGCTGTACGCCTTTGCAAGAGCCTGACGACCCATGATGTGCGTAGCGTATACGTCGATTGTTCCAGTTGTGCTAGTTCCGTTCGAAGCGTTCTCGAACTTCTTGGCACGTGGGGTTTCGATGAAACGGACGGACTCGAACTTGCCGATTTCGCCGTTGTAGATTCCCTCTGGGTTGACGTAGTTAGCAG